CATCTGATTATACAATGAAAATGCAGAACTGAAAAGGGTATTCATTTGCTTATTCAATTTCTCTACTACTTCAGGATCTAAATCATCAATACTATTCTGTCTATTCTTACTATCTTGTCTTCTAAGTTCTGGTAATTCTACTTCACCTAAAAGATTACTATCAGCATATCTTTGAGAAAACTCTTGGTAAGTAAAACTTCTATGCCTTAATATTTGCGCAGCAATACCTCTTGTAGTTTCTATTTCAAGAGTCATAAAAGATTGCTCAAAGATACTCCAATGACCATGCTTAATGCAGTACTTTAATAGTCCAGCAAAGTTTTCATTGTTTTGATTCTTTGGATTACTTACCCTAGCAACATAAGCAATATGTTTCTCAGCATCAGGTGTTACTGAGATCAGCTTCACTTTTTTCTTTGTCATGTTTTCTTCTTTTTTCCTCTTTTCTAATCATTTTAGCATAGTAAATATCCTTTTCTGTATACCATTCAGGATGTTTCTTTGCCCTTTTTAACAACTTTTTAGCTGCTTTCTTGTTGTGCATGTTTGCTGAAGTATGCATGAAAGTAATCAGTTATACCACCAGAGATCTTATGTCCTTTGGAAACCCATTCATCAGCACACTCGTAAATGTCCTTGGATGAGTATTTATCCTTAAGAGGATCTATATCACCATACTTACTAAGAAGAATCTTAAGACACTCTGCCCTAAGTTTCAAAGCTTCATCTGAATAATCAGCCATCATCATCCTCAAAAACTTCATCATAACTTGTGGGTGGAGAAGAAAATGCTAGTTCCTTTGTATCATTCGTGTATGCTTTTACATCAGAATAAACTTCAGACTCTATTTCATTTACTATATTTTTAAGGTCAAATAATAAGACCTTTAATTTTCCCTTATCCATAATTTTTATATGGTATTTATATATCTTACATAAAAAAAGAGGAGCCGTCAAGCTCCTCTTTCTTTTCTCTAATAGATCAGCATTAGCTGCAAGGAACTGCCTTACTTCTAACTTTGATTCCACGATACATTAGATCATGGTTTCTGTGCTGATTGTGCTCTTTGATGAGCAGTGCTCTGTACTCTTCAGTGTCGTATGAGACACCACGGTAAGTAACTTGTGCCATTGGCTTTCTCCTGAAAGTGAGGTGGATTAGACCCCGTTCCTTCAGTCGGCTTTTGCGTCCCAATCACATAGACTCATCTCATCCTTCACCACTTGAATCATTTCAAGTTTGGTTTCTTCCTCGACCTCATAAGTCTTCATCTTATCGACTAAGACTTGAGCATCTGAGCAAGTAAAGGCAGTAGCAATTAGAATAGGTATCATGGGATGAACGTATCCGTTCCGAGTCGGCTTACTTGCGACCTGAATGTATCAGGTTGAACGATTGTGTTAATACTAACACAGTTATACTATATATGCAAGCTTGTAACTATTTGTTACAATTTTCTACTTGTCCTATCACCCATGACTTTAATTCATGACCATAGATTCTTAATTGAATATCTGTCACCTCTTCTTCTGGAACCACTAAACAATATCCAATGCCAAGATTAAATACTTTCCTCATTTCTTCTTCTGTAACATCACCTAACTCTTTTACTTTTTGAAAAATCTTTGGTCTTTCCCAAGAAGTATAATCAACTTTTGCTTCTAAACCATCAGGTATACATCTTGGAAGATTACCTACTATACCACCACCAGTTATATGTGACATACCAAGAATGGGATAGTCTTTTAATAGACTTGAAACCACACCTGTATAGATTGTAGTAGGTGTAATTAGTTCTGGAGTAGGACTGAGATCTTTAATTTTACCACCACCCCATGCTTCCTCATAACCTCCTTCATAAAAAATCTTATGTCTCCATAACATATCATTGATCAAAGTATAACCATTACTATGCAACCCACTACTTTCTATACCAATAATTACATCACCTTCTTTAATCAGACTACCATCTATTATTTCATTCTTCTCTACAATACCTGTACAAAAACCAGCAAGATCATACTCTCTCTGTCTGAAATGTTCTGCTGTCTCTCCACCTATAAGTTCTATCCCTGCTATCTCACATCCCTTAAGGATACCAACCATAATATCAGCAACCTTATCATCTATCTTCTGAGTAGAAACATAGTCTAAAAAATATAATGGTTTAGCACCACAAGTGATTATATCATTAACACACATGGCAACTAGATCTATACCAATTGTAGTATAGTCACCAGCAACTCTTGCTATGTTTATTTTAGTTCCTACACCATCAGTACCAGATACTAAAATAGGTTCCTCATAACCTGAAGGAACCTTAAACATACCACCAAACCCACCAATGGTTGGTGCTTTCTTTTTCAATTCATCTACAAAAGCATTACCTGCTTCTATATCAACTCCAGAGTCTTTATAATTCATATTGATGAGGGACATAATCAGGGCATAACAAAGCTTCTGCTATTGCTTTAGCAGAGGCATTCTTTTCACACAATTTATTCATCCAGATTCTTTCTTTCAATGAAACTGGTACACCATCTGTTGTAATCATCCTGCAACAAATATCAGTTAGTTCTAATCTATACTTTGTACTTAACATTATTCTAGTGGTCTACCATTTTTATCTAGCAAACCTAACTTTTTTATTTGACCAAAGTTTGACTTTTGTTTCTTTTTAATCTTCTTATATTCTTTAAGAAGTTTATCCACTTCATCTTGAGGTATATTAACCTTTAACTCTTCACCATCAAAACCTTTACCAGTATTATCCACATACTGGTTAATAACATCTTGAATCTCATCCCTTATGATATCATTTACTTGATCTTTAAGGTCTCTTTTCATCTAACTGCTCTGTCACCCCATACAATATCAGGGAATGCCTGTGCAACAATTTCCTGATTCAATTTAGTATACTTACGTGATAACATCTTATCCTTCACAAGACAAAGTATCTCTGCCTCATCTGGATGAAGACCTTCAAGCATTTGAATAAACATAGTCTCTCTACGAATTGATGAGAGAGTATCATTACCACCCTTAACAAAATTATAAAGATTCTTCCACTCTCTACGTAAAGTAGTATGATCTGTACCTATAGGAACATCATTCTTTTCATAAGGAACTTCTCCATCTGGAACAACAGATATTATACTCTCATCAAAATTCCATATTAATATAGCAGTTAAAGCATCATTACGATACTCTTTCAATATTTCAATTCTATCATCAATCCTTCTTTGTTTATTTGCTAGTTCTAAAATCTCCTGCACAAAAGGATTAGGTGGTAATTTATTTGTAGATGTAGATTTAGATGTAGTTTTCTTTACTCTAGGTGTTACTTTCTTTGTCTTAGGTGCTGGTTGAAGAGTACCATACTCTGAATCCATCACCACTCCATCTGTTGATCCATCACTTAATCCCAATGCAGATGAAGTAACTGTTGATTTAGCCATAGTTATAATCTTTTATAAAATCAGTGTAGAATATTTAGCAGAAAAAGTCAAGGTATTATTCTTCCTCAACATCTTCTGGAGTGTTCTCAAATCTCACAGCCACAATTTCATCAGGTAATAGATTCCCATTTTGATCATACATTTCTGGATGAGTGTATGCATATTGAGGAGTAGATTCATATGAGTGTTGTCTTGCCATCCATCCTATCATTCCACCAACTAGTAATGCTAGAAATGATACAACAGTGGTAATAGTCAAAGTTACTATTAAAGTTTCCATTACTTTTCTCCTTGGGATTTCTTTTTTCTGAAGTCCAAATGAAATTCGAAGTAGAAATGTATCTCTCTATTAAAAAAGGAAAGTACATTACCAAATTTCACCTGAAATGTTTTTGGTGTGGGAATTCTTCTCCTTTTGTTTCTTAATAGTAATTCTACTCCCCTATTCATTTTAGGAGGTAAGTTACTTTTGTTTTTATTTAGAGGTTTTTTTTCTCCTGCCTGGTCTTTTGTCACGACTGTATCTCCATGCGTCTTCAAGAATTTTATAAAGGTAATTTCTTATCTTTCTTGCCTGTGGTTTAGGGATATGATGATAACCTTCTCTTATTTGTTTGTGTTCATTATCAGTACCTCCTTTGATGTACTCCTCTAATTCTAACACAACATCGCTAATTTCTGCAGCAGTAGAACTCCCAATGAATTCATCTACTTCACTCTTGAGAATTTTCTTGACCTTTAGATATTGATAGAAGTCAATAACAAACTTCCCTTCAAATGCTAACTCAATTGCTTTCTCCACATCATAGTAGGTTTCCTCATCTCGCATCTTAGACCATGTGGTTTTCTTTGAGGTATTTAACAGTTTCAGTACATCCACCTAATTTTCTCCCATTCATAACGACTTGAGGGAAGGTAGAACCATTCCCAAACTCACCATAAAATGCATCCTTATTAAACTGATTGCCTAGTTTGTAGACTACATGATTGAGTTTAGCTAACTCTAACACCTGTACTACTTTCGTGCAATAGGGGCAGCCATCTTTAGAGTAAACAGCGAAGTTCATAGGTTTATTTCTCGTAAGTAAATGTTTTCTTTTTAATCTTAGTATCAAACTCACCAGTTCTACCTGGTTTCATCTTCCCTTGCTTCTCATTCTTTCCTTTACCAGGCCAAGGTGATTTGTTAGTCCCTTTAACAGTTGCACTTCCACCTCCTTTTCTCTGAATCAACACAGAGTCTTGGTTATATTTCTTACCAAGTTTCTCTACTTCTTTCTTAAACTTTCTCTTACTCTTCTTACCTTGACTAACAACATAAGATCTTTCTCCTACCTTCTTCTCATCCTTAGTTCCTTTATTCTCTGTATATCTACCACTAACTTTAGTAGGACCTGGCATTCCACGTCCTCTGATATCCTTCTCTAATTGCTTAGAACGTGCCTTATTCTCCTTCTTAGACTTATCACCCCTCTCTGCTGAAACGATTGCTACAGCACCCTTCTTTGCCTTGCTGGCTATTCTAGTGAGACTACTCTCATCTAAGAACTCTTTAAAAGTCTTCATCTCTTCTGAGCTTTTCAAATATTTATTTATTTTTTAGTTGTGTTACTTCTTGTTCTGTTTATTATACTGATAAATTTATCTCCTGCAAATGTACCACCAAGGCACACATCAATCTCATCACCATCTTTCCAGTTGGTTTCACCATTCATTTTGGTGTGTGTCATTGCTAATTGAATTTGATCAATTACTTTTTGTGTTAGTCTCATTTTGTTTTCTCCAATGTTCAATTAATAACTGAAGTTCTTTTATTCTATCTTCAGCAATA